TGTGCTTTGTTTTCGTTTTTGTCCATCATTGCGTAAAGCCTTGATATACCTGCTTCGTGGTCTCCATTACCTAAACCAGAGACTGCTTGTTTAGTCATAACAAATTCTCCATCAGCTAACATTGCATTTACTGTGTCGTCTTCACCTGAACCATTAGGATCTGTTATGTTTCCGCCACCATATCTCATGTCCATAACACCACCTTGATTAAATCGAGGGAAGACTAATTTATTGTATTCTTCTACACTCATATTTGATTTTAAATATTTTCTCATATCCTCTGTAAAACTTGTGTCGGGTGGTGTATCTGTTTTCACTACTTCAAGTATTTTTTTATTCACGTCTCCACCTTCATTAAACTGTGGGAATAATAATTTACTGTACTCTTCATCATTCATAGTTGACCTTAAAAATTCTTCCATTTCTCTAGTCATACCTACGCCACCTTGAGTAATCCCTCCCGTACGAGGGGCACCTGCACCTGGATATTGTGTTGGTAGTTGAGCGTTTCTTAATGGTTGTTGTAAAAATCCACCTGCTCCACCAGAAGGTTTGAGTTGTAAGAATTCTGCATCTTGTCCTTCCATTAGACCTTCTGTAAATGAAGATGGTAAAGAAGCTAAACCTAAACCTGCTACAGCACCTTTACCTAAGAATCCTAAATCTCCATAACCTTTTGCTAATGCGCTTCCTTTACCAAATGTTTCTGCAACTGTAAATGGTTTACCTGTAGCTGGGTTTACAGCACCACTAAGAAGGTTACGACCACCAGCACCAATATCTTGGAAAACTCCCCCTACACCACCTGTTCCTGGAGTTGCTGGGTTAAGACTTCTAAGCATTCCTGTTTTATCAAAAGGATTTAAAGACTTAATTCCTCCACCGCCTTTAACTCCAGCACCTTGTGCCACACTTCCTAATACATAACCTGTTGCTGCACCTTTTACAGCACCTTTTAAAGTTCCTGTTTGTACACCGCCACCTATACCGCCACCAATCGCTGCACCTGCTGGTCCACCCACAGCAAACCCAACTACTTGACCAATAACAGTAGCTTTTTTCTTAATAGATTTACCTAACTTTTTAAACCAACCAAACTCTGGTGCGCCAGTTAGAGGGTTAATTGAATTTTCAAAATGACCTACTTGGTATTGATAAGGGTTAAGTTCGTGACGCTCAAATGCATCAAATAATTGTCGTTTTAATACAGGATCATCTGCTAAAGGTCTTGGTAAGACCATTTCTCCAGGAGTAAGGTGACCAATTGTGTTGTCACCGTAACGACCATGTATGGCTAATTCATAACGAGCATCTGCCAAACCTTCTAAACTTTCTAACCCTGTAGTCTGCATAGTCTTTTCTCTATCTCCTGCTTTGAATTAGTTTAACTAATTTGAACAAAGTTGTATATTGTTTTAAAATCATATGTTTAAGTATAGTATTGTTCTATACCCCATCCATATCGAGTTGGAGTAACTTCTACAGATATATTTCCATTCGTTTTTACATCTACCAGACCTACAGAAGCGTTAGCTTGAAAACCTTGATCATTAGTTGGTGTAGTTATTGTAATCCAATATTCACCAGTAAACACTTCTAATGAATTATTATTCGTGTTCCACACTAAACTTCCAGGATTAAAGTTAGCTCCATTTTTAGTTACGTCATCTATCTGACGAGTATTATCTGTATCAAATTCACCTAAATTTAATTCAAGTACTCTAACTAAACGGTTATATGTTTCTGCGTTAACTACCTCTTCCATTTCTAAAGGTAGTCTTGTAGGCAACAACTTGCTCATCTTCTTCCGTCTGCCCTTACATCTAGTCTAGTAGCTCCTAACCTCCAACCAGTAGAAGTGTTTGCGTCAGTATCATCATCATCCGATTCTACCCTCACCACTGCTTGTCTTGCTCTTGCTCTTACGTGAGACTGTTGTGTAGTACTGTTTATAGGTGTAGTACTGTTGGTTGTCAAACTGTCACCTGGAAAATTACGTGTTTTCAACACTATGTTAACTTTACCCCCTGAAGCATTACTTAAAAATCTAATGTCAGGGATCATTCTATTTATAAAAGCAAACTGTTCTCCATCGCCTATGTCAAAATCACTTGACTCTACAAAAACATTTGTCATAGGAGTACCGTCATCATCAAACCCTGTTTCATGTTCGTATAAAAAACCGTTATCTGTTGCTCTAGGATAAGCTTCTACACCTGAGTCTAACCATGCGTATCTCCTAAGTTGACCGTATGCCCAAGCATTTTCTGCATAGTTATAAGAAACATATCTATCTATTTCATCAGAACTCCCTGAACAATAAAACCAACCTACTTCATCATATTGCGTATTTGTAAATGCATGTGTTTTGTATGCTTGACCAGAATTAAAATCATCAAACACATAACTTAAAACACTACACGGAAGTTTTTTAACAGCTCCTGTGTATACATAAAAATTATCATATCCCATCCAGTACACACCACTCGGTCCAGTCACTGCAGCTTTAGGTGCCATTAAACCTGTGTTTTCATTAATAAGATTTACACCGAAAGTAAATGGTGGTCCAATAAATTGCATACTATATAACGCAGTATCTGTCCAGATTAATATTTCTTGTCTTGATTTAACCGCACCAACTATTTTACTACCAGAAGATAAACGTAATTCTCCTGCAGTATTTGTTGTCCTTGGCTCAAAATCAAGGTCATTTTCTTGATCGCTAAAAGCTATTAACATAGGATCAATCGCTCCTCCTCGTACAGAACCGTCCATACCGTCTGCGCCTAACACAATTAAATGTCTATCTTTTTCTGAAGTAATAACTTGCAGACCAAGAGTTGGAACTTGATTAGCTCCAGTAATCCCAGACAAAAGAACTGCTCTTGTAGTCGTTCCGCTTTGTTCTAACCATCTAAACACTCCACCACCAACTGGATTCATGATTATGTTTTCACCAAAATTATCGTGTGTCCAAAGTCTAAGCTGATTACTAGAGGATATAGCACTAGAAGAGCCAAATGTACCTGCGCCCCAAGTTGATGCACCCCAACCAGTAGATTGTACATAAGTGTCTAGACCTACATTAATTTGATAAGCACCGTCTACACCTGAGCCACCATTATTGATATCATCTGAGTTTGCTGTAACTGTATTTCCGTCTGTATCTTTTGCAACAAACGTGTAAGTATTAACAGTAGGTGTTGTAACTATTTGATATTCTTGATTTAAAACTGTTGCAGTAATTAAGCCACCTAAAGAAACAGCACCAGAAATAGTTACAAAATCATTAACCACAGCTCCGTGGCTTGAGTCTGTTGCTGTTATTGTTGAAGAGCCATCAGTTGCTGCAAAAGTAATACTGTTTGTACTAGTTTTTCTTATTGGGGTAACATCATCAAAATTTGTTCCCTGTTTAACATAGTATTTAAAAGTAGTTCCTACTCCTAGATATTTTGTTCCCTCTACTGAAACCCAAGCATGAAGTGCTCTTGCCTTACCTACATAGGTGGCTAAAGTATCTTTTGCCCAACCTCCAATTTTCTGTACTCTGCCATTTTTAAACCGTATTAGATTTGCGTCAAACCACCCTCCCTCATTGTCGTAATCAGTTCCTTCTCTATTAATTCCAGGTCTAAATATAAATTTGTTTAATGCCATAACTACACCTCATACCAATTTTTCCCTTCAAACAAAAGAGCTTCTGCATCTCTTCTTCTTATTAAGCCTTTTAAGACTTTGCCTCCTGCTTTGTTCCATCTTTTAATTTCTCTAGGAACATCAGTGTATCTTTCTTGATTCAAAACTGTTAAAAGCGTAGAGTTTCTAAGATTTGTTGGTCCAAGATTGTACACCCAACAAGTTAACGCATCAAACTGATTTTGTTCTAAAGGCACGTCCACATAACTGTTAATATACCCTTCATACTCTGGCATTTCTTCTGCTAGTAAATGTTCTGCTTCATCTTTATTTATTTGATCGCCTTCTTTAACTTCTTTGGTGTGTCCGTATCCTATTGTCCATACTCCAACAGAGTCTTGATAAGCTTTTAACTCACATCCTTCAAATTTTTTTAAAAGAGCTAAACCTTCTTCAGATATATTCATCTTAGTCATCTTTGTTTGGTGTATTAGATGCCCCAAAATAAAAGCTAATAATAGCTGAAGCTAGTCCACCCAAATAACCAAGAACAAGATTAATTAAAGCTTCTGAGTTTTGCTCTGGAGGTTGGATAGTTACTAAAAAGATATACCCCATGAATCCCCCTACAACAAATATACCTATAATACGAGCAGTCCAGTCTTTACTAAACCTGCCTCTTGCGTCTTGTATATCGGCTGTTTCTAACTTAAACACATCTACTTCTAGTTCTTTCATTTTGATTTCAAACTCTGTTTCAGCCTTTTTCAATTGAAGCATTTGTTCAGGTGTAGCATTATCTATTGCTTTTTGTATTTCTTTAGGTTCGTTTTTACAACCAAGTACATCTGCAATCATATTTGCAGCCATCCCTCCCATTGGTCCACCTAATGCCTGACCTAGTGTTGGAGCTACTGTACCAACTAAATTTTTAAGTAATGCTTTCATGTTTACCTCGCCATGTGTATATAATTAAAGGGTCTTTTTTCCCCTTCACCTTTATAGGTTCTAGTAAGTTTAACTTAATTCCACAACTTTTTTTAGTATTCTCGCCGATTAATATATCTTCACCAACTTCTTTAGTTGCACTTTCTAATCTTGCTGCAGTGTTTACTGCGTCTCCTATAGCTGTATAATCAAATCGTGATTCACTACCCATGTTCCCTATAACAGCGTAACCAGTGTTTACTCCAACCCCTATAGCTACATCTATGTCTGCTTCTTTTATGTTCTTTTGTATTTCTATCGCTGCAATTACAGCTTTGTTTTCATGGTCTTCTAAATCAAGAGGAGCATTAAAGATAGCCATCATTGCATCCCCAATATACTTATCCACCATTCCTCCATGTTTCTGTACTGCTTGTTGCTGTATAGTCAAAGCTTGGTTCATAATATATGTTACTTCTTCTGGTTCTAGTGTTTCAGACAAGGCAGTAAACCCACGTACATCTGTGAATAAAAAAGTACAGTATCTTTTTTCACCACCGAGTTTTAATAACTCAGGTTGATCCTGTAATCTTTTGACTTGTGCTGGATCAAGATAATGCTCAAATTGTTTTTTAATTTCTTGTCGAAGTTTAAACTGTGTACGGAAATTTAAATAGAAACCTATACTTCCTGTGAGTATTTGAGAAATTAATGTCCAAGTTACGTCAATAAGTATACCTTTACGTATCATATAAAGCCCAGAAAGGACTGTTAGGAGCGATATAAAGGTACTTAGTATAATACCTGAGGTTATGCCCATATTAAGGACTATAAACCATATCAAAGAAACAGTTATCAATAGTGTAATTAGCTCTACAGCTAATGAATAGTCTGGTATTCGTGGACTATTTTCTATCAATATAGATTCGGCAAGTGCTGCCTGTATTTTATGTGGTTCTAATAAACCAACAGGTGTCGCAAGTTGAGGCATAATGCCTTTAGCTGTAAACCCTACAAAAACAAATTTGTTTTCTACATTCATTTCACCTAAATCTGTTTGTGGTGTGTCAACCCAACTCACCCATTTACGACCTAATGAATCAACAGGAACAGAAGGCAAACCTTTTACACGTATTTCTTCTAAACCGTTTTGATTTGTTTTAATTACATAGGTGTCTGCACCAGCTAATATTTTTAATACTTCTGTGCCATATGCTGGAACCCAACCTTCTGGTGTGCGCATTAATAAAGGTAGTCT